GATTGGATGACTTACCAGCAGAGGAACAGATAGCAATTGCAAATCGGCTGATATATCAGCCCTTGACAACAATTCACAACATTGAAGTCATTCAGACCGCCTAAAGGCGGCCTTGTGGGACAAGCAGTATAAAGACCGGAATTATTTGGACAAGCTAAAATCCGGCAGAGGAGGTAAAAGGATGTCTGAGAAAGAAAAAATGTTGAGAAAGTGGATCCAGAATCACAAGCAGCTTATAAGCGAAGCACCAGACGAGAAACAGAGGGATTACATAACCATGATGTGGCTGGGATATCTTAATGGCCTCCGTATGTCCAACGCAATTACATGGGCTAAATACAACAACCTGTATGACGAGCTGCAGCAGTTTGTAGCCGGAATGGAGGTGGCGTAATGATACCCATAAAATGGAAAAAGCTCTTAACTCTACTGCAATAGGTTAAGAGCAAGGTCCCTAACAGACCAATAATAAACTCGTCTTTTATTATATCTGTTAGGGGCCGAAAAGTCAAGGAAATACGTGCTTTCTTGCACGTTTTATGGCTTGATAAAAGGATTAAACTTAGGACAGGGAGCCTTCCATATGCGCAGATATAAACAGATAGAGTATAAGGCGGGTATCACCATAGAGGTTATAAAGTGCATACCCAGGGGGAGCAGGAAGGGAGAGCAGCGGCAACCGGTCAAGAAAAAGACCAAGGAAGAGATAAGGGAGGCCAATGCGAGACAAGCAGCCAGAAAGCTCATGAGAAAGGTCAATGCTAATTTCCGTCCTGGGGACTGGCACGTAGTCCTGACATACCCAAAAGGTGAGAGGCCCACACCGGCAGAGGCCAGAGGGCATATAAAGATATTCCTTCGGAAATTGAGGGATGAATATAAAAAGCACGGTTTTGAACTTAAGTACATCCAAGCAACGGAATACCTGAACAAGGCAATCCACCACCACATAATTGTAAATAACGTTAATGATGGGAAAGAGACATCCTTACAGTATGTAAACCGGATATGGGGCAGTATCACAAAAGGACATCCGAAATACATTCCTCTTTATGATGAGGGAGAATATAGAAAACTGGCTGATTACTTTGTTAAGGAAACGGATAAGACCTTCAGAAACGAGGACAGCCCGACAAAACAAAGATACTCATGTTCCAGGAATCTTAAGGAGCCGAACGTAAGCCACAGAATCAATACCACTAAAAACGGCTGGATGATGATTCCGCGGCCCAGGCCGGGATACTACATAATACCAGATACTTTATACAACGGAGAGGACAAGCTTGGATACCCATATCAGCGATATGTAATGGTTAAGCTTAACCCTACAGACAAAGACTGGGAGCCGTGCAGTAATTGGGGTGAGGAGGACGAATATGAGTGAAAGACAAGTGACAATCGAAGTACATGCAACAGCAAGTAAATACTGGGGTTGCATGGAAACATTAGACCGCAATGGAAACCTGTACAGGAAAGACATTGAAGAGGACAGAAAGAGCACGGTAAACGGGAATGCCCTGCAAGCATTAATAAGCGCCCTGCACCGGCTGCGGTATTCCTGCATCCTGGATATACATACAGATAATGATTATGTGGCTAACTCAATCATTAACCGATGGGTGGATAACTGGGAACAAAACGGATGGAAGAACGCCAAAGGCGACACCATACCGCATAAGGAGCAGTGGCAGGAACTTAGAAAGCTGCTTGCCAATCATTCCGCCAGATTTACCACCACGAAATAGGGAGGAAAACATGCGTAAAAGTCAAGTAAACACTGGAGTGGAAGATACGTCGAGAGGGCCTATAACAAAGAATGAATTAAAAGCATTCAGACGGATGATATGGCCGGGAGATAAGCTGAGATGCAGATACCCAAGAAGAAGAGGTGACGATGAAGAAAAGGTGGGAAAAATGAAGGTACTAAAACAATACCCACACATTGTCACGCTGGAGTATATAGGAGCCTGCGGTAAAACATTTGAAACAAGTATGACGTGGGCAGAGGCAATTATCCTGAATCGGAGGCCACAGAAAAAATCAAAAG